CGTAGCTGACCAAGTCCACAAAACTATCCCGCTTTGGAGTTTCAACGACCCGTGAGATTTTGACCAACGCCATGCAGATGCACACGTCCAATGGATCAACTTCCCGTCCGAAATAGCTAGACCATAACTCAGAGATTCGCTTGATATTGACTGCGGGATGTCCGTAGTCAAGTCCTCGCTCATCGAGTATGTCGCTAGCTTCATCTAGTATTGCCTTTGCTGAATGTTGCTTTAGCCCTTCTCCAGCCATCTTGATAGCCCCTTTCATACATTTGTCGTTGTTTCTTTTCGATATATAGTCCGATATAGACCATAACTGCCAATAGTCCAAATAACACTAAGACTATTTCCTCAGGCGTTAGATTGTGTTTCATAATGCCCCTTTCGTTAAGCTGAAAGGTACGGCATTTGACAAGCATTGAAAACCCAGATATGGGCGTGTCGTATAACGATTTGATAACGGCTTAGCCGTATCTCTTGCCCTCTACGATAAAGGATCCATCGCGCTCTATGGGAATGGCCACTGGCTGCACACGCTTTCTGTCAATATAAATGATGCCAAAGCCTTTCTGCCAATTCATCGTTCCACGGGTGTAATGCGCCTTTGAAATGTCCATTAGGTGTCCTACCTCAAACCCGGTGAGAACGCCCGTTAAAACGCCACCAGAGGCCGTTGTAAAGCTCGATAACCCCTGTCGGTGGGTGTGACCACACACTACGTTCTTTCCATGCCTCTTAGCGGCTTCTAGGGCTGTTAAACCCCCATGTGGCTTAGTGCTTTGCTCATCCCCATGCACCATAACCCAGTTATCGTGGAATTGGTAAGGCTTACGATGAAACTTAATGCTCAAAGCATCAAAGCCCATAAAGTTTTCATACTCAAGCTCTGGCAGTCCAATCAGGCCAGGAAGTCGCTTGCTTAGTGAATTGTAGAGTCTGTCTGTGTGATTTGATCTAACGATATGGGTAACGCCAAGTTCGAATAAAACCTGCTGAGCTGTGTCACGGTCTCTACCAATGGTGCCAGACCACTCATCCCTACCGGATGACCATCGGCTAATTGTTTGGAAGTCGATTTCATCGCCCACACATAGAACGTCATCAGGCTTGTATTTGCGTATAAATTGGGAGATGTTTCTAACGGCTTTTGTGTCATGGAAAGGTACTTGCAAATCAGAGATTACTACGATTCGCTTAATCCTCATCTCCTTCATCCTCATCCTCAAAAGGCGTGTGATCCGGGTTGATCGGTGACCAGTCCGGTAGCCTCATAAGGTCGCTCATCAACCAGCGAGCTTTATCTTTATCACCGATAGCTACTTCAAGCTCTTTAAGCATTTCAGCTACCGATACCGCCCAGACTTGCAGCGGCGTTAAAGGCTCGCTCTTGTGTCTAGCAGCGAGTCGCTCTTTAGCCTTGCGCTTAGCGGCGCGCTCGGCTTTTGTTGGTTTTTTTGCGCTCATTGGTCATATACTCCATAAACATAGATTCAAGCTTTTCAATACGTTGAACGATGTCTGATGCTTGTAGCATCGCTGGCACTTCATGGCGAATAATGTACCGCAACCCACCGATAAGTAGGGCAGTTATGGAAAGACACGCTAGGATAAATGCTGCCCAGTCTGCCGGTGTCACTTCTTAGGAGATGCGTAGCCCAATACGCAAGCGGTTAAGGCTCCTAGTATGGAGCGCGCTTCAAATGAAAACTCATCTATTTGCCATGCAGCTAGAAAAGCTCCTAGTGCGTATAGACCGGGCTTAGCCGCCGATGAGAGGTGCTTTAAAGAAGGTTCCATCTTTATCGCCTTTCTTTGTAAATGAAAAATGTATGTGCGAGTGGTGCGGATTTATGCCCCGGTACTTAATAAAACGCCATAAGCTCTTTTTTGATGCTATTTTACCAGCAAAGATTATGTATTTAATTCGCTTATCAGATCTGGCAAGTAGTCGTAACTGATCCGCCAAATCGAACGCTGTGGCTTTATGGGATCTAAAATCAGCGTCAATGTCGAGGGCACGTACAATGCCCGCAACAGTAGGATTGTGATCGGATTTACGAGCCGCATGGCGCGGATCACCGATCCACCCGTCACTACGTCTATCTCTATCGGGGAACGCATCGTCTATTTGTTCCCGAAGCTGCTGACCTGCCTTACAGAGTTTAGGCGAGGGCATCCAATTCCTCTTTGTGGATAGTGATTGCCTTATCCAAAATGACTAGTGCTTCCTCAGCTGCCTTAACGCCTTCAGCGTTATCTGTAGCAGTTGCAACAGTTTTGTTGATTTCGTGCTGATATGCCTCAGCTGCGAACTGTGCTAGACGTTGCTCTAGGATGCTTTTCTTTTGCTCAGGTGTTAGTAGTGAGCTGTAATCGAGTGCCATGTTTCTCCTTATGCGTTTGCGATAGTTGTTACAGTACCAGATGAACCCCGGTACTTTAATGCGCCTGATTCTACATATAAATAACCACCGTTAGTCGCATTAGCCGCCGGTGCAGTTGAGTTATAAATAGCTAGCCATGAATCTTTAGTGACCGCCATCCTTACAGCAGCGGCAGAATCCTGCCACTCTTGTAAATTGGCTGTCTGGGATGCTGCGCCTTTGACTACTAAACCAACTGTGGCGGCAAGTCGAGAATACACGCCAACGACGTTGCTGCCTAAGTCAATATAGCTGCCGGTATTATTTCTATTAGTTACGAATAAACTTCTTACAGCACCAGTAACCCAAAAATCACCAGCAGCGGTCATATAACCCAAAACGCTTCCAGCGCTATTTTGCCATTGCATTAAATCTGCTGTCTGAGATGCAAGTCCACGAACTACTATGCCTAATTGAGTAGTTGAGGGCGTGGTGACATTTAGTGCAGCACTATAATATGAATATGCGCTAGCATAAAGCGTTCCTGCTTGTAAACCGCCTAAATTATCTACCCTAGCGATGACAGTTCCAGAACCATTTTGCCATTGTTGTAAATTTGACGATTGAGTTAGAACACCTTTAACAACTAATCCAACTGCGCTTGCTCCGCCAGTTTCTATTGTCTGTGTTCCGGTGGTAAAGGTATTAGCCACATCGGTACGCACCATAGCCACCCAGCTAGATCCGTTATAAACCTCAATCTGGTTAGTGTCTTTAAGGTAGGTGACCATGCCTTCAGCTAGTACGCCGCTTAGTGCAGTAGTGCGAGCAGCAGCATTGGCAAAGACCATTACGGTCTGCTCGTTAAGGTAGGTATTTACGTTGGTGGCGGTTAAAACCTCACCAGTTTGAAAATTCCTATATCCAGCTCCAGCCATTGATACTCCTAGTAACTCAGCACATCTTGGTCAAGTATACCGCTAACCGTACTATTTAAGATGAAGCCCTTAAGTAATGGCTCGGTGGTATACAGGGTGCAAGTGTGTCTATCTTTTGTAATGTTATGGTGTATCCCGGTTACGTTCAAAGTCTTAGTAATGGTGCCGCCACCGGGCATGGTCTTTAGGATGCTTACACCATCTAGCAAATCCCCTTGTAAAGGCAAATATGCCGCATTGAGAGAGTTAGAATCTAGGTTGATAGTAATTGAGTCTATGCGTATTTCAGGGTCTTTACGCGTGGCTAGAATAGCTTTAGCCTGGTTCTGAGCCTCAGCATCGGTTTGGACCAGTATCCCATCTCTAATACCAGCGTGGACGAAATAAGCCGCAATAGAGGCGGCATCGCTTTCAGTCTGAGTAGTGCCACCGGCTCTAGTTACTGATACCTGATTAACCAGCGTGGTGTCATCGTAGACCACCTGCGCCTGGGTATATTGGTTATTGGTAGATCCATCGTCTGTGTAAAGGTAACCGGTAGTCAGTTTCTTGATTAGATTAGTACGGCTAATAAATCTAACTAAGCCATTGGTATCTACAAAGATACCGCCGAACTCGCTATCCTCAACGGTCTGAAGCGCATCTAAAACTGTCCGCTGTGTGCCAGGGTCGTTTTGTAGCGTGCTATCCCCTGCATCGGCAAAATAAAGTGTCCAGCCAACCGTATCTAAAATGTCTTTAAATCTGTCACCTGATAACTGACCAGCTGAAGCCCCGGTAACGGTAGTAATAGTGGTCTGAGCTAGTATCTTAAAGGCATCTACACAGCGTAATACCACGCTAGCTACATCGTTTATACCCGTGCTGAAGCGTGTGTCATAGTTAGTGATATAGCCGGTAAATA